TGCGTGTGGCGAGCTGAGACAGCTGCGTGGTAAGGGGTGGGGCGGGGAGCACGGAGAACGCGTAGTCGTAAGGTCCGTACTCGACGCACACGCTGTTCAGGATAGTCCACTGGTCCATGTTAAAGACCAGGACATCTCCCGACTGCGCGCGTATCGAGGCGACCTTCAACGAGTTTCTCGTATCCGTGTTCGTGCCGAAAGCCTCATACTGGTCCTTCACGACCGTGAGGTTTCCGAGGGGGCCGGAGGTGGTCACGTCAACCCCATCACGCCAGAGCGTGAGGGGGATGTGGCCAGGGTACCCGGGGAGGGTGTACTGGCCGAAAGCCATGATCGTGAACAGGAACTCTCCCCCGTTCTCGAACGTAAGCTCATTCGGCTCAGTCTCATCCCACGTCAGCTGGTTGCCGCGAACAAGTGGCGCGGTGCCGAACGTCAGGCCAGGGGTGGGGACACTCGTCCCCGTCCCCGTCTGCGCGTATACGACACCCGACCGCTCATGCTCGTCTGCGACCTTGGGCTTGTAGAACGTGAGATCGATGGACACCCACAGCTCGCCGAGGACCTCTCCGGTGTTACCGGGAAGGCCCTGCGTGGCGATCTGGAGCCTGCCGAGGTCCTCCGACCGAAGGTCGGGGTCCTCGACAGCGTCAGCGTGCGTCACTCGGACGTACTTGATCGGGTTCGCCGTGGCGCGTGGCGCACACTCAATGGTGTGCACCGCGCTGCAGCTAGGCGCAGCCGATGTTGCGTATTCCGAATTCAACATCTCCCGGGCGTTCGCGTACGGCTTGTCCAGCACGTCATAATCCGTTCCGATCATGACCGTGCCTAGTGCCGATCCAAGGTCCCCCGTGTGCGACTGAAATTCCGCAACCATCCCAAGCAGTTCATACTGCGTGTAGTTGGCGGCGACTTGACTGAGCCACGGGAGGAGCTTCGCGTTCCCCGGGTTGATGTCGTAGACTTGGTTGCTGAAGGCCATCGGGTCGGCCGGGACAAGAATGTACCCGACGAACTCTCTGTGGGACATCCGCAGGCCGAGCCCGCGCATCGCTGTGAACGATGGCACTGGCTGTCCCGCAGGGAGATGCCCCCCTCGATCCAGGAGGGAGTTCGCGTCAACGGCGTAGTCTCCGAAGCCGACGAGGTGCGAGAACGCGTTCCCGAGGAAGCCTCCAACAGCTTTCCCAAGTTCACGTCCCGGCCCGCCGAGTCCGAAGGCTCCTCCAACGAGTCCTCCCAAATGGTCCCCAACTCCCCCCCCCGCACGCTTGAACGTGCCAGCGGGGAGGAGCGTCTTGCCGGCGCGTGTGACTGCGCCTGCATTAGACTTTCCTTTTCCTTTACCTTTTCCCATTTCTGCGATAGGCCAGAAATTTTCTCCAAATTGATTGTTTGCGTTTGACTTGTAGCGGACTACAAGAGTTGGAGCCGGTTTCCTGGTACCGGCACCACAAGTCAAACCCTCGTCTCAAGAGGAGGCACTGACGGCGCGGTCGGCTCTTTCCGCGTCCTTATCCGTCTTCAAGCCCACCTCAGCCAGCTTTCGCCAGCGGTTCAGCCAAGGCGTCGACTCCGGCGTGCTTGCGCGCGTCGGCTTCGGCGGCAGGGCTGGGGGTGAGCTCTGTGCCTCCTCGAGTGTACTGGCGTCCGAGCCAGCCGTCTCCACGCGAGGATTTTTCGATGCGGCGTCTCTCTCTTGTCGCCGCACCTTCTTTTCTTTTCTCTTCTGCGCCTTTGACCTGACCACAACAAACGGCGCGTCCGTCTGCTTGGTAGTCGGTGCCTGAGCCGGCGCACCAACATCAGGTTTCTCCCGGTCTATGAGCGCACCCTCGAGGGGGGTGTCGTCTGGCTTCTCCCAGCATAGGCTCAACTTCAGTAGCTGGTCGACGTGTGTTGCGTTGGCCAACTCCCTGCGGAATTGTATCAGCCGAAACTCCGGCATGGCGGTTTCGAGGTGTTCCAACATCCATGGCGCGTACGCGTTAGGATATTGGTCCTCCAGCCCGTCACGGGCGTTCCAGTAGACCCTGGTGTCGATGTCGCACTTCGACAACAACTTCGGCGCTAGCTCCTCAAAGCGCCGACAATAATCTCCGATGACCGGTGTGAACCGGTCCGTCAAAAGAAAAGCACTAACCTTCTCAGCCGCGCGCTGCAGTTTAGTCACTCCGGCAGGTAAACTTCCGGTGAGATGCCACTTTAGCATTTGGCGTTTGATGTCGCACATCGAGTTCGTATCTCCCTTGAAGACGTCCCCGGAATAGTACCGAGCCAGGAACGTCGCGCCTTGGTCACCGGGCGCCACTCCGTCGTACTTCAGCGTGATGCCGAAGACCTTGGAGAACTTCCGGTGAGCGCGCTCACACAAGTCAGGCGTGGCCCCGTCGTCGCCTAGGTAGATACCCAGTGCGGCGTAAGCCTCCTTTGGGGCCTTACCACCCCCCTCGCGTGATCTAAACGACATATACACGATCAACGCGTTGATCCAGGTGTTTGCGAACGACGTCTCGGGGTCTCCCGAGTTTCGTGCGGTTCCTGATTCATAACGTATGTTTCCGGCATATACCGTCAGGTTGATGTGATTCTCGAACCACGCCAAGACATAGGCGACATCCTCCTCACAGAATGCTGCCTCGTGCAGGAGGCGCTCAGCCTCCCTCGCGCGAGCGTTGAGGCTACCGTCCATGCGCGTGAAGTCTGACAGGTTCAGCATCAGAATCACGAGCTCGGCCCGCTTAGCCATAGTCTCCGCTATGTCCCGGTTGGTGCGCCCACTCGCATACCACTTCCACGTTTTCGTAACCTCTTTGAACGCGTAGACCACCCGTGAGCAGCCACCTTGAGTGTGGAGCTGACTGGGGTAATCATGCGTGCGGCCTTTGTCTTATCATATGTTTCCTTCTTGATGAAAGCCTTGGCATCGTTGGGCGTCACGCGCTGCTCGTCCTCGTCGAGTGCGGCTTGCTGCCCCGGCCTCCTCTGCCGTTCGATAACTTCTTCCTTGTTCTCAAGTTTCAACTTTCCCTTCAAGTCGCCCAGCGTGAGGTCGATGAACTCCTTAACGCACTTCAACTGAAATGCATTAAAGGGCTCCTCTTCCGAGCGGGCCTTCTCCTGAAGTTCGATGCAACGTTTGGTTGCGCCATAGGTCATGTTCGCTTGCGAGTTGACGGGCACCATGGCGCCACCAACAATTGGTGCCATGATGGTCGTGACGGCGGCTTCCGCCCCCTCTGTCGCCTCGCTGGCGATCTCGTAGTCGTGGTATCCGTCCTGTTGCTCCACCACAATCGACGGTTTTTCCCCCCACTCCGAAAGGATCGCTCCAAGGACAGTCATCGACATTGCTTTGTCTATGCCCGAGGTGGACTCTATCGTGTGGCGGGTTACTCCCAATCGTGCGACGTTGTGGGTTTCCACAAGCGCCTCGTACATCGACAGTTCGATCTTTGCACAAGCGTACTGCCCGGGACGTCCGATCGACAAGTCGACCCACGTCTTCTTTGCAGTGCTGCGCAACGACTTCAAGCCGATGAAACCACCGTGACGGCCGTAGTCCATGCGTTTGAGCCCGTTACTTTCGATGCATGCTGCAAGGATGGCCGACAGCCACTTATGGGTGCGGATCGGCAAGAGCATGATGAGTTCTCGGTTTTTACTCGTACGTTTGTGGACAATCTTCCAGAAGGTCGTGATGTAGGGCACGCCAAACGCGCATCTCGACGTAGTCAGAAAGTCTCCTCCGTAGTTCCAGATGAAGTGATGATAATCAGCTCCACCTTTCACATTGGTGTGGACTCGACCCTCCAGGTCGGTCTGGTACGTATACTCGGGACACGAGCCGGCCACGTCACCTGTGGTGAACGTGTACAGCAACACGGGTTTCTGCTTCGCGGTCAGAAAATCCGGCATGTTCATGTAGTAATCACAATCTCCTAAGTAGAAGACGGTTTTGTCATTGGTTGGCGCTAGCGTAGGACTAACTTCGGCGTCTTTCGCCCAGTACGTCGTCGAACTTCCGGCTCTTAACCTCTGCTTATCCGATTTGGACATCTGAACGAAGTACAAATCGCAGCCGACAGCCCTTGAAAGAAGGGTGACGGCCGCCTTGGCGGCATTGCGCATCGCAGCGCTAGCGCCGTGGGAATGTTTGCTAGACGGTTTCAACACGGGCACCTCCAGGTTATGGAACTTGAACGATACCTCCCGCGCGTCGAACGTGGGGAAGGTGGCCGTGCGAGCCAAAGTCCAGGAGATGGCGAACCTGCCGAACTCGCATGGCCAGGACTCCCATCCATGGCATGCGATCGCGGGTCCGCAAAAGAAAAAGACACTCCACGACATGTCCAGCAGGACACGGAAGAAGAGCAATCCAACGACCTCTGTGACGTCAGCGCAGAATGCGTTTAGGCCAGAGAGAAACATCCAGATCTGATCTCGGACGGACGGCGGTGGCGGGCAGATGTTCACGATGGGAACGACGACCCGCAGTACTCGGTCGATCGGCTCCCATCCGAAATAGCCCAACTTATCGCGCCCCAAGGCCGAGACGGCATCCCACTGTGGACATACAGGGGAGCGCACGGCGTCCGTGACAAAACTGGTTGCTTCGAGAGCATATTCCCCAGGAAGGAAGATGGCTCTCTTTATGTGCATGCCAGCGAACTCAGCTGACATGCTGATGAGGTCCAGGATGCCGGCTGATTGCGCCAGCTTCAACTGTTCCTCTTCGTAAGTGGTCTCCGTCATGAAGAGCCACAGATTGCGGATTATGAATCCGCTTACCCAAAAGCCTAAAGCGATTGAGATTTTACCATGTTTGCTAGCCAGTATCTTGTTGTA